TGGAGGGATTGACGGATGAAGATGCCGTCCCCGAAATACCCGAAGAACCTGTAACAAAACTTGGCGATGTTTGGATACTTGGAAAGCATCGTTTGATGTGCGGGGATTCAACAAGTGTTGATGCCGTCGAAAAGTTGATGGCCGGACAAAAAGCCGACATGGTGTTTACTGACCCGCCCTACAACATCGATTATCAAGGCGTAAAAGATAAACGGGAAAAAATTAAAAATGACAAAATGGCGGATGCTGATTTTGTGGATTTTTTGACACAATCTTTGGTTGGTTGTGAAACGATGTATGTTTGTTGCTCTTGGCAATATGCTCATTTATTTCGTGAAGCCATGGAAAAAATTGCTAGAAAACCAAAGGCAATGATTATTTGGGATAAAGTCAACCCTGCTCAGCATTTGGATAAATATTTCAAACAACATGAAATTATTTGGTATTACGGTGATTTTGGCGGTCAAAAAACGATTCGTGGCGACATATGGCAGCTTAAACGTCAAAAAAACACTGTGCATCCAACCATGAAACCAGTTGAATTGATTCAGTTGGCTTTAGAAGATAACCGTGAAAAAAATATTGTTCTTGATCTTTTTGGCGGCAGCGGATCAACATTAATTGCTTGCGAGAAAACAGGCCGCATCAACCGCAGTATGGAACTTGACCCCAAATACTGCGACGTTATCGTGCAACGGTGGCAGGAATTCACCGGAAAGACAGCTTTCCTTGAGAGCACAAATGAGCCGTTTGTTAAGCTAGATAAAGCGGCATGATTTAGTTAATAAAAGACATGGCACAAGAACCCCACAAACCGACCGACAAAACCCGCGAGCAGGCTAAGCAAGCCGCGGGATTAGGATTGCCCCACGATCAGATAGGGGCGCTCTTGGGCATTTCGCACGTCACCTTGCGCAAGTATTACGAAACAGAACTTGCGCTCGGCAAGGCTACGGCATCGGCACAGATTGCCAAGACCCTTTTCAACAAGGCGCAGTCCGGCGATACCACGGCGCTGATTTGGTGGACGAAGGCGCAAATGCGGTGGGCTGAGACGCAGCGGCACGAAAACACCGGGCCGGAGGGCGGGCCACAAGAGTTGACGATCCGATGGGCCGATCCGAAATAATCCTTCCCTATGCGCCGAGACGGGCTTTCCTCCCCTTCCATGCACGCACGCAGCGATGGGGCTGTTTAGTCGCCCACAGACGCGCAGGCAAGACAGTAGCGGCTATCAATGACGTAATCAGGGCAGCGGCTACCTGTAAGAGCGCTTTCCCGTTGTTTGGCTACATTGCTCCATACCGAAGCCAGGCGAAGTCGGTGGTTTGGGACTATCTCAAGACCTTTGCCGCGCCGATCATCCTTGATAGCAACGAGGCTGAATTGACAGTTACGCTGATGAACGGGGCGAAAGTAAGGTTGTTCGGTGCTGACAACGCCGACGCTATGCGCGGTCTTGGCTTTGACGGTATCTACATGGACGAGTATGGCGACTTCAAGCCTAGCGTTTGGGGCAACGTTATCCGTCCAGCATTGTCTGATAAGCAGGGGTGGGCGGTGTTTGGCGGTACGCCCAAGGGTAAAAACCAGTTTTGGTCGATTTATGAAAACGCCATTCGATCCCCTCTCGAGTGGTTCTTGCTGCGCCTCCCCGCCTCTTCGTCGGGCTTGTTGCCACCATCCGAGCTTTCGGCAGCAAGGGCGCAATTGTCCGAGGATCAGTACTTGCAAGAGTACGAATGCTCATTTGAAGCTGCAATCCTCGGAGCTTTTTACGGCACAGAATTCAGAGAACTTGAGCAGCAAGGGCGTGTAACAAGCATAGATGTTGACCCGAGCGTGCCGGTGCATACCGCGTGGGACTTGGGCTACCGGGACGACACGGCTATATGGTGGTATCAAGTCTTGCGGGGAGAAATCCATGTTATCGACCATTACGCGGTATCGGGCGCAAACATTGAAGAACTCGCGCAGGTTATCGAGAGCCGAGGTTATCGCTATGGTAAGCATTGGCTACCGCACGACGCGAAAGCCAAGACCCTTGCGAGCGGCGGCAAGTCCATCATTGAGCAGCTTGGAGCGCACTTGGGGATTGGATCGTTGGCTATCGTCCCTGATCTGTCGATTCAAGACGGCATCCAGGCAGTAAGGAAGATGCTCCCGATCACTTGGTTTGACAACAAGTGTTACGAGGGCATCGAGGCATTGAAGCAGTATCAGCGCGAGTATGACGAGGACAAAAAGGCTTTCAGACAGACCCCAAGACACGATTGGACTAGCCACCCTGCGGATGCTTTTCGTATGATGGCGATTGCGTGGAGGCAAGAACCGATAGTCAAAGCGCCGGATAAAGACAAACCTTTGATGGTAGGCCCGATGAACACAGTCAGTCTTAATGATATGTGGTCAACACAACAACCCAGGAGAGCAAGAATATGAGCGGCGTTAATTATCCGTACCGTTATGCGTACGAAACCGTAGCGGCTAGTCAAACTGCACAGGTACTAGGTGCAACTGGCGCAACCGGCGACTATCTGCATAGGCTGATTATCAGCGTGAACACTGTTGCAACGGCTTCTGTAACCCTGCTGGATGGCGCGACTTCAATCCCATTGCTAACTGGCGCTGCGACCCTCGTTCCCGGCGTGTATAGCATCGAGATGAATATGTGTTCGGCTAGTGGTGCGTGGAAAGTCACTACCGGCGCGGGTGCGACTGTGATCGGCGTGGGCGTATTCTCGTGAACAAGGCAGGGTTGTACGCGAACATCCTAGCAAAGCAAGAGCGGATCAAAGCCGGTTCGGGCGAGCGTATGCGTAAGCCTGGCGACCCCGGCGCACCGACTGCTAAAGACTTCCGCGAAGCTGCTAAGACTGCAAAGCCGGAGAAAAAATGAGCGCTGCTTGGACAAAGAAAGAAGGCAAGAATCCCGAGGGTGGACTGAACGCCAAGGGACGAGCGAGTTATCACGCTGAGACCGGAGGCACGCTGAAGCCTCCCGTAAAAGCTGGCGATAACCCGCGTCGCGCTTCTTTCCTTGCCCGCATGGGAAATATGCCTGGCCCGATGGAAAAGAACGGCGAACCTACACGGTTGGCGTTGGCTTTGAAGGCGTGGGGTGCGTCTAGTAAAGAGGATGCCCGCGCCAAGGCTCGCGCTATCTCGGAGCGAAATAAATGAGCGAAGAACAAAGCACAGGCTTGCAAAAGCTGCTGCATAACGTTGCAGCCTACGATAACGACTTTAAGAAGTGGGAAGCCCGCGCTCAGAAGATTATCAAGCGTTATCGGGACGACAATCGCAGCCAAAACACGAACGAAACTGCTAAGTTCAACATCCTATGGAGCAACGTTCAGACGCTGATTCCTGCGGTCTATGCGCGTCTACCGAAAGCAGACGTCTCGCGTCGCTTTGGCGACAACGATCAAGTCGGACGAGTAGCCTCTTTGCTGATTGAGCGGGCGCTAGATTACGAGATTGAGCATTACCCTGACTTTCGCAGCACGATGAAGCATTGCGTCGAGGATCGTTTCCTGGGCGGGCGTGGCACGTCTTGGGTGCGCTATGAGCCGCACGTTCAAGCGATTGATATGCCAGAGGACGGGCTAGAAGTCACCGAGGACATTGACGAGCCGGAAGCCGGAAACCAAGCGTTAGCCGGTGAAGAACCGATGGAGCAGATTGAGTACGAATGCGCTCCCGTTGACTATGTTCACTGGAAAGACTTCGGCCATGCAGTAGCGCGTACCTGGGAGGAAGTAACGGCTGTTTGGCGTTGGGTGTATATGACCCGCGAAGCGTTGATTGAGCGTTTCGGTCAGGCAGTCGGCAGCAGAATTCCTTTTGATGCAGGCCCTGACACGCTTAAGCAGTACGGGCAAAGCACCAAGGAACACACCCGCGCAAAGATTTGTGAATATTGGGACAAGGAAACGGGCAAGGTTTACTGGTTCAGCAAGTCAATGCCTAACATCATTGACGAGCGCGACGACCCGCTAGAATTAGAAGGATTCTTTCCCTGCCCGAAACCGTTGTTTGCGACGATGACGAGCGACACCCTTGTCCCTGTTCCTGACTTCGTGCTGTATCAGGATCAGGCTAACGAGCTTGATATTCTCAGCGACCGTATAGATGGCTTGGTGAAGGCTTTGCGCGTTAGGGGCGTGTATGACGCTTCACAGCCCGCATTGCAGCGACTGATGACTGAGGGCGAGAACAATGCCCTGTTGCCGGTAGACACCTGGTTGGCGTTTGGTGAGAAAGGCGGCTTGAAGGGCGCGATTGACTTCTTGCCGATTGACATGATTGCTCAAACCCTGATTCAGTGCTATCAGGCGCGGACTGAGATAAAAAATCAAATCTACGAAATTACAGGTCTTTCGGACATTATCCGAGGATCATCCTTTGCGTCTGAGACGGCTACTGCACAGCAAATTAAGGGGCAATATGCCTCGATTCGGCTGCGCTCAATGCAGGAAGATGTGGCGCTGTTTGCTACGGGGCTGCTAAGACTAAAAGCGCAAGTCATTTGCACCAAGTTTCAGCCCGAAACGATTCTCATGTACGCAGCAGCGGATCAATTGCAGCCTGAAGATCAACAGCTAATCCCGCAAGCGTTGGCATTGCTGAAAGACAAGCCGCTTCGGAATTTCCGCGTTGAAGTGGCAGCGGATTCCCTTGTTCAGCTTGACGAACAGAAGATGAAGCAAGAGCGCGGCGAATTTTTGCAAGCGTTTGGCTCATTCCTGCGCGAAGCATTGCCGTTAGGCCAGCAAGCGCCTGAAATGATTCCCATGATCGGCGAGCTATTGAAGTTTGGCGTAACAGCATTTAAGGGTTCGCGTCAGATCGAGGGCGCAATTGACCAATCAATCAATAAGCTGGTCAACAAACCTGCCGCACAGCCGCAACCTGACCCCGAAATGCTCAAAATGCAAGCCGATCAGCAATTGCAACAGGCGAAAATGCAAGCAGAAGGGCAGCTTGAACAAGCCAAAATGCAGGCAAATATGCAGGTCGAGCAGGCCAAATTGCAGCTTGAACAGGCAAAAGCACAACGCGAAGTCGAAATTGAGCAGATGCGGGCACAGATGGAGGCTCAGAAACTGGATTTTGAGCGGCAGAAAGCGGAGATGGAGGAACAATACAACCGCTGGAAAACCGAACTTGATGCAGCCACAAAAGTTACCGTTGCGCGGATTGGAGCTAATCCTGGCGTGGATATCCCGCTTGTCGAGGCTGCAACCGCATCCGCTGAACGTATGACTGCCGAGCTAGGAACGGGCGTGCAGATGGCGCTGCAAAACGTCGAGAAACTACAGCAAGACATGGCGGCGTTGCACGATCAGACTGCGGGCAAGATCGACAACTTGCTGAATGTCATGGCTGCGCCTAAACGTATCGTTCGCGGGCCTGATGGTAA